ATTTGATGCAGATACAATTGCTGAGAAGTCTTCTAAGTCTAAGAAGAGCAAATGGTATGGTATGACACCAGAAGAAATCAAGCAAGCTTGGTCTAATGAAGCTTTACGTGCAACAACACTAGGAACATGGTATCACAATTGTAGAGAAACAGACATCTGTGAACTTTCTACAATGGAAAGACATGGTAAAACTATTCCTGTAATCACTCCTATAGAAAAGGAAGGAGTTAAATACTCACCTTCTCAAAAAATTACAGACGGTGTATATCCTGAACATTTAGTATATTTAAGAAGTGCAGGTATATGTGGTCAGTCAGATCTTGTAGAAGTGATCAATGGAGAGGTTCATATTACAGATTACAAGACTAACAAAGAAATCAAGACAGAAGCATACACTAGTTGGGATGGTAAGGTACAGAAGATGTCAGCACCTATATCACACTTAGATGATTGTAACTTGATGCACTATGCATTACAGTTGAGTATGTACATGTTTATGATTCTCAAACATAACCCAAGACTTAAGCCAGGTACACTCACTATACATCATATTACATTTGAGCAAGTGGGGTCAGATAAATTTGGTAATCCCATCACTGCTTTAGACTCAAATGGAGATCCTATTGTAAAAGATATTATTCCTTATGATCTTCCATATTTAAAAGCAGAAGCTATTGCTTTGATACATTGGTTAGAAGATAACAGAAGTAAACTTAAACCTAAGCATTAATGAGAGCACCTTTATTTGTTTCTAGGATTAAAGAAAGAAATTTAATTTATGCTCTTTCTGAAAAAATTTTAGAAACTTATCCTGATATTACTCCAGCTAATACACTTGTAGTTATGGTGAGTCCTGATTATTCTGCTACAGTGGCAATGCATGTAGCCCACAATCTAAGTAAAGATGGGGAAATGTGTGATGTACTACCTATACATGTGTCCTATCCAGATGAGGATGTATATAAATATGTAAGAAAAGCAGATAGTGATATAGACTCGTGGTTTAAGTTTTCAGAAACACCATATAAATACTATCTTTTAGTTGAAGCAGGGGTTATTCGTGGAGGCACCTATACATGGCTTACAAAATTATTTAAGAAAAAAGTAGTTGGTGAGATAATTACTAGTTCTTTATATGAAAATATAGGAAGCAAGTTTAAAAGTGATGTAGTAGCAGAATATTACGATGACGCTGTACAAGACCTCACTTTTTATTTTGAAAGAGAAAACAAACATTGGAATTAATGATTAGATTATTTGATATACAGAACGGACAGGTAGTTCCAAGTGAACATTGTCACACATTGAAGTCATTAAGTGACATCATAGTAGAATATCCATTGGACTACATGAAGGTGTATGCGTATGTGTTTTATATGACATGCCCTAACCCAGATCTTAATCCATTCTTTGATGTACCAGAAGCAGACAAAGAAGAGCTTATACTTGCAGAGGTGGATGCTGATTTTTCTACAGATGATGAGGTTATAATCAACGCAATTAAGTTTTGTGAGAAGTTATATCAGACACCAACTTATCGTGCCTACATGGGCATGAAAAGCATGGTGGAGAGACTTGGTAAATACATGGAGACCACGGAAATTGAACATGGTAGAGATGGTAACATTACAGCACTTATAAATGCTGCTGCTAAGTTTGATCAGATTAGACAATCTTTTAAAGCTACGTATAGAGATTTACAAGATGAGCAACAATCACAAGTTAGAGGAGGACAGAACCTAGCTTATGATCAATAGGGTGAGTTGGTAGAGAGGTTATACGACAGTCTGCAAAACTGTTGACACAAGTTCGATTCTTGTACTCACCTCTTTATTATTGTAGAGTGACGAAATATGGCAAACGTGCCCTCCTGTCTCGGGGGTGTGGAATTAACTGATAAAGACACTCGGATAAGGAGCGTTTAAGCCCCTGGGGTTGACCACCTACCATGTCCTGTTCCTAAAGTCCACTTGGTGGTTCGAGTCCACCCTCTACAGCTAAACTTAAAACTAACAATATGCTAAAAAAACTATTAAACATTTTTAAAAAGAAAAACATCCAATCTGAATTAAGAATTTCAGATGGTCTAGATGATAACTTTTTATTTGACTTTAAAAACTATGCATCTGCTTATAGAGGAGGAAATACTGGTAACACTTTTATAACAGTGAGTTCAATAGCAGAAGGTGCGGTTTTACCTGAAAATCAAAAGATTGCCATCAAACCTATTGATGTATTAGATCAGTTAGAAACTGTTCCTACACCGTGGACACTTACTAATTTAGATGATAAAATTGCTGTATTAAAGATTAAAGAAGAACTAATTACGCAGTATTATTCTAAAAGAGAAGTAAGTGCTCTTATAGAAAGACTAGAAAATAGAAAGAAGTGGGGAAGTTGTCAAAACTTTTTTAATGGATTTCAAAATACTACAGATGAAAAGATTGGTATATTATTAGAGAAGTATGATTTACAAATGAACACTTCTGATTTATTTATACCAGAGTTTCCAGATGATGCAATAGCGGTAATGCAGAAGTATACAGAACAGATGATGAAACTTTGCAAAAAGAAACCTGTATTCTATGTTATTGCTGAACCTGATAAATTTAGAAAAGCTTATGAGAAAAGAGATCCTATATTACTTGTACAAAGTCCATTTGGGTTTTACTGGCAGATATTAGGAGCATGGGATAAAGAAATGTTATTATTATCTGAATTATAAAGTTATTAGGTTGACTGGAATGGCGTACTTTTAACTGTAGAAAGGGCAGTACGTGATCGGTTAGAAATGCCAGTTGTAAAAGCAGATGTCCACGCACCCATCTTCTGCTTTCCTAAAATATTAATTATTAAAACTATGTCACAAGAAGTTTACACAGATTATGAAATCAAAGAGTTTGCAGCTATACCAGATGTAAAACATGAATTCATGCATGATTGGACATTTCATTTTAATCCATACACTGAACTATGGAACGCTATTCCAAGAAACTTATACAATGCTTATTGGAGTAATTATGAAATAAAAGGTATATTACGTAGTAAAGACATTAACACACTCTTGTATTTGTTACATAGAGGTAAGGGTGACATTGATGCTGTACATAAATTTACCAACACTGACGAACAGAAATAATGTTTAAAGAAGTACCTACATACGAGAATGGTGTATGGGATGTAACCACATTCTATACAAGAGAGGAGTTTAGAGATTTCTTACTATCTGTTTTTAAAGAGCCAGGTAAGTATGAATTTAACGAAACTAGTAAAATCTTTAACGAAGAAGGACGTAAGTTTCAGAAACAAGGATTTTATTGTGCAGCTCCTGTAAAAACCAAAGATTTTATTACGTATTGGGACGATCAGAAAAATAAATGTCGTAATGGTATTATTGTAAAAGATGGTGATTATACCTGGTATGTCAGTAGAGACTATTACATGTGGTTAAACTTTTTACCAATCTATGACAAAGAAGAAAAACGTTTTGACTTTGCTAAGATCAGGGATGCCCAGTATCATATGGCTCTATATGAACATCTAGCTGAGCTGCATTGGAAGCATGCTATTATTCTAAAGAAACGTCAGATAGCATCTTCTTATTTTCATATGGCTAAACTAATCAACCAGTGGGTGTTTGAACCTGGTGCTGTATTAAAGATTGGAGCAAGTTTAAAAGATTATATTAATGAGAAAGGATCATGGAAGTTTCTTAATGAATACCGTAACTTTCTTAATGAACACACTGCTTGGTACAGACCGGCAGAACCAGATAAGGTGGGGGCGTGGAACCAACAGATTAAAGTGAGAATAGGTGGTCGTGATAGTTATAAAGGTTTGAAATCCACGATTAATCTTTACTCATTTGAGAAAGATCCTACACATGGTGTCGGTGGACCTGTAACGTATTTCTTCCACGAGGAAGCAGGTATTGCTCCTAAGATGGATGATACGTATGGTTTCATGAAACCTGCCTTAAAATCTGGTCATATTATTACAGGTCAGTTCATAGCTGCTGGATCAGTCGGTGATCTTGATCAGTGTGAACCAATGAAGGAGTATATCCTACATCCAGAAGAGAATGGTTTCTATGGGGTAGAATCTACGCTTATAGACAAGGAAGGAACAATTGGTGTTACAGGTCTATTTATTCCTGAACAGTGGTCTATGCCCCCTTATATTGACCAATACGGCAACTCTAAGGTGGAGGAAGCTTTAGAAGCTTTGGAGACAGAGTTTACCAGAATGAAGAAGGAGCTAGATCCTGCAGCTTATCAGTTGACAGTTTCTCAGCAACCACGTAATATTGAAGAAGCTTTTGCTACCCGTAAAGTGAGTGTATTCCCTCCACACTTGGTAGCTAAACAGATGCAACGTATTCAAGATAAAGAGTATTCAGTAGAATATTTGGAATTATCTAGAGATGCAGAAGGAAAGATTGTAGACAAACCGTCTAGAAAAATTCCTATTATGGACTTTCCAATATCTAAAAAGACAGAAGACAAAGAGGGAGTGATCTGTATTTATGAACGTCCAGTTAAGAATCCACAATTTGGGATGTACTATGCTTCTGTGGACCCTGTTGGTGAAGGAAAGACTACCACATCAGAATCATTATGTTCTATATACGTATATAAGAATCCTGTAGAAGTTATTAAAGATGACGGTAATGGAAAGATAACTAGCACTTTAGAACGTGATGGTATCGTAGCTTCATGGTGTGGACGTTTTGATGATCTTAACAAAACCCATGAACGTCTTGAGATTCTCATAGAGTGGTATAACGCATGGACCATAGTGGAAAATAACGTAGCTTTGTTCATACAGTATATGATATCCAAGAAGAAGCAGCGTTATTTAGTACCAAAAGACATGATATTGTTCTTGAAAGATATTGGTGCCAACCGTAACGTGTTCCAAGAATATGGATGGAAGAACGTTGGTACACTTTTTAAAGGAACAGTACTCTCATACGGTATAGAATATCTTAAAGAAGAGATAGATCATGAGACCAAACCAGACGGTGAGATAGTAAAAACATTTTATGGTGTA